TGGTGGCAAAGGGTGAGGGGCTGAAATGAGTGGAGAGCCGAACCGCCGCACCAAACGAAGCATTACGAACTGCCCGCAACCTGGGTGCGGCGGCGGCAGCCATGTCATGGATACAACCCGTCACGACACTTGGTATGTGCGTCGCGTTCGGGTTTGCACGAAGTGCGGCTTCACATGGACGACGGCTGAAGTGCCGTTGCCTCTGATCAAGCGGACAATGAAGCTTGATGCGTTTATCCAGAAGATGAGGCCGTGACCATGGGACTCTGGACACAAGAGCAAGACGATATTCTACGCAAGTACCAAGCGGAGAAGTATTCGTTCAGTGAGATAGCGCAGCTCATCAATGCCAGAACTGGCAGCGCTCTTTCCCGCAACGCAGCTATCGGTCGCGCGCATCGTCTCGGCATCACCTCAAGCATTATCGGGCGCCCTGCAAAACCAGCGAGAGGCAAACTGAGCAACCACGGCATCGGACCTGTCGTTCAGAAGATCAACCGCATCCGTCGCGGCGAAGGTCCGAAAGTGGTTAAGGACGACTACAAGTTCAACGTTGCAGACGTTGTTTCATTGCGCCTGCCACTGCTTAACCTCGGTGCCATGCAGTGCAGATGGCCTGACGATAGCGGGGATCCAGCCAAAGGCATCAAGCACACGTTCTGCGGCAATCGAACAGCGGACGGATCAAGCTACTGCCCTGCACATGCCCAGCTTAATCGCGGCAAAGGCACTCCTGCCGAACGCTCTGCGGGATCGTCCGCCCTCTATGCAGCAAAGGTGGCGGCATGACCACTTCCGACCGCACAGCGAAGCTTGCCTATCTCACCCAGCCGGAACCGGGCGTTTACCTTCTCAATCTGCAATTCGATGAGCCCGGCATGGCACGCGGCAAGGCATTCGAGCGTGTGGAAATCACACGCGATCAGCTTCGCAACATCGTGGCTGATGGTGTGGCGATGGTTTTGCAAGTGGGAGCAAGTGCATGATGACACCACGCTGCATCGTCGGGATTGATCCCGGTCTATCTGGTGCTCTGGCATTTATCTTCCAAGACGAGCCCAACCGCGTCGCCATTGAAGATATGCCCATAGCTGACGGCGACATTTGCGCGCCATTACTATCATCTCTGATCCGCACGTATGCGCCGTCCTATGCTGTGATCGAGTTTGTCGCATCAATGCCTGGGCAGGGCGTGGCATCAACCTTCAAGTTCGGCAAGTCGTACGGTCAAGCTATCGGCGTGCTGGGCTCACACAATGTCCCGCTGCATTACGTCACACCTCGGAAGTGGAAGCAGCGCTTCAATCTCACCGCCGAAAAGGACGAGGCGCGCGCCAAGGCGCTACAACTGTTCCCGGCGTGTGCCGCCAGCTTTGCGCGCAAGAAGGATCACAACCGCGCGGACGCAGCCCTGATCGCCAAGTACGGCCTTGAAGTCCTGTTTCCGTGGAGCACCGCAGCATGAGCTTTATCACTCGCCACTCGCCATCGTCGCTCAATCTCTATTGCGCCTCGCCGGCAATGTTCGTCCTCGAAAAGATCATCGGCGTCCGGCAGCAGGTCGGCGCTCCGGCGCATCGTGGCACTGGCGTTGAAGAAGGTGTGACGCTGGGGCTTCTCAATCCCGACGCGCCGCTGGCTGACTGCATCGATGCTGCATTGAAAAAGTACGACACGGTTTCGGCTCTATCTGGCGATGCTCGCCGGCAGGACTATCGCGAGACCATCCCGGCCATGGTGGAACACGCCGTCAAGGAATTGCGGCCCTATGGTGTCCCCAGTCGGACGCAAGGCTTTGTCGAATGGAAGCCGGAAGGGTTGAATCTGCCGATCGTCGGCTATTTCGACTACGAGTGGGCTGACCACGGCATCATCGTGGATCTGAAAACGACGGAAAAGCTACCATCGCAGAACAAAGTGCCGCACGCGCGTCAGGTGGCTCTGTATGCCTCAACCGACAACATGGATGGTCGGCTGACCTACTGCACGCCTAAGAAGATCGCGACCTATCGCGTCGAGAATATTCGTGAGCACCGCAATGCCCTGCATCAAATCGCGTTGCGCGTCGAAAAGCTGCTGTCGCTCTCGGACGATCCGCAGTTTTTCAAATCGATCATCGTCCCCGATCTTGAAAGCTTCTACTGGGGCGGTCCCAACCGTCAGTTAGCATTCGACCATTGGGGCATCTGAATTCCCGAAAGGGATTGGCAACGCTCCGGGCCTTATCGGAGCTTACGTTGAAAGATGGAGAACCCCGATGGGTCTCGGATTAACGACTGGCGGAACTGGCGGCGACATCAAGCCGTATGTGAACTACGATGCGAAGGCTGGCCGCATGTTTCGTGTGGACCGTGTTCAACAGAGCGACGGCACCTATACGACCGACAAGGTGGAGATCACCAACGTCGTGCAGTTCGTCGCGGATCTTGCCAACATTCGCGTTGGTTGGATCAGCTACACCTCGCAGGGACCGATCCGTCGCCTTGTGGTGCTCGGCAAGGAGCCGATCCCGTCGCGTCCCGAGGATAAGGGAGCGGACGGCAAGCCGTCGTTCAAGCAGGGGTTCGAGATCGACCTGATGCTGAACAAGGATGCAGGCGGCGGTGTGCCGCGTGTGTTCGGCTCGGCTGCTGGCTGCGTCATCGAAGCCATGGATGCACTGCACGACGCATATACGGCGGCACCGGAAGCCAAGGCGGGGAAGTTGCCGGTCGTCAAGATCGTCGGTGTCTCTCCGGTCAAGTCGGGCCAATCCACCAACTACAAGCCGAACTTCGCCATCGTGAACTGGATCGACCGTCCGAACGTATTCGGAAATCCGGCCGCACCGATCCAGCCTGCAACGCAATCGGCGCCTTCGACCGGTTCTACCGTTGTTGCGCCGCCGACCACGCCGTTGCCGGCCAATAACCTGGTGCCGCAGCAGGCCGCGATGGCTGACGCGAGCGATTTCGGCTGATCCCCTTAATCGACCCAACAACGTGACCGGACCCGCTGCGGCCCGGTCACTCTACCAGATCACCGCGTAACGAGTAGAGGCAAGGAACAGACGATCAGAGCGTGGATATTGTGGGGCAGACTTCTACCGCGACCGTAACGCCGATGTTCCAGCCGGACATCGAGGCAATGACCATGCACGTCGAACACCTGTTCGGCGGCTATTTGGACGGCTGCCATGACGGCCTGATCGAACTGGCTTGGACCGACACCAGCCCCGATGATTCCGGGCGCTACCGGCTGAAAAATGCAAAGCTATTCGGCACAGACAAGCTGGACGAACTTGTCATGGAGGCGGCGCGGCTGAACGCGACGCCAATGTGCAACGTCTATATCGGCGCGGCCCTTCGCCACCCCGACACGGCGCCATTCGGACGCTCCCAAGATCGCGACGCCTGGGCACTAACCTGTGCCTATGTCGATCTTGACGACCCGGGAGCTGCGACCGCAGCCAAAGACATTTACGGTTTGGACAAGCCGACGCTTGTTGTCGTCACCGGGAAAGCACCACACACACGAGCTCAGATGTGGTGGCGGCTCGAGGAGCCTATCACAAACCCAGAATGGTGGCCGGCGCTTCTACGCGGCATTTCCAATGGTCTGAATGGTGACAGTACCGTCACCAACCCATCCCGGGTGATGCGATTGGCCGGATCCATTGCGTGGCCAGTCAAAGACGGTCGCACGGTTGAGCTCACCAATATAGCCCAGCTTAAAGAGCCTGGGCCGTCATTCTATGCGGTTGAACAGATAGCGCGGGTCTTTCCACCCGTGGCATCAATATCCGCTCAGGCGACTCCGCAGGCTGTCCAGCACACTACAAACTCGTTGGGTCTGGCGGACAAGATCATGGATGGCCGCGAAGGCTATATGCGCAACACCATCAGCGCATGCCTGATCGAATATATCGGGGAAAACGGCTGCGCGCCTTCCGCACAGGAGCTCTATGACGCGGCATGGCCGCAGTACGAGCGCAAGGTCGACCTTGGCCGTGCCGGTCGGGGCCCGAAGGAGTTTGCCGAGAAGTGCGCCTATACGGTGCAGCGGTTCGAGCGCGGCGATATTCGCGGCATCGAAACGCTGGAAAAGGCGGTTGAGGTTTATCAGAGGAAGCAGGCCAATAAGCCATTGCCGCAGCCAGCCTCGCTCCCTAGGCCCGCCATTCAGGATGGCAAAATCAAAACAACCGACTTTGTTACGCTGCTCACTGAGGAGGTAAAGGAGGAGCCTGACTATATCGAGCCCGGCTTTGCCGGTCCCGGCATGTTCGTGCTCATCGCCGGGCCCCCAAAAGCGCAGAAATCGTTCCTTCTCCAGGAAATGCTAGTTTCCGCTGCGACCGGCGCCAGCTTCCTCATGAACACGTTCACGTGCACCCGGCCTCTCCGAGTTTTTTATCTGCAAGCAGAAATGAACCGGAAGCTACTGCGCAAGCGAGCTCGAGAGTTCAAGCTTCTCTCACCAGAAGAAAAGAGCCTGTTGGCGACCAACCTGATTGTGTCGGAACGCTTCCACATGATCCTCAACGAGGACGGCGTTAAAACCGCCGTTCAAACGATCAAGCAAGCATTCCCGGATGCGCCGCCAGATATTATTGCGATCGATCCCATGGCGAACGTGTTCGACCAGGAGAACGAAAACGACAGCACTCAACTGATGCGCTTTCTTACGGGCCGCATTGAAGCCATCCGGCAGGAGGTCAATCCCTCCGCATGTATCGTCATGGTGCACCACGCCCGTAAATCGTCGTCTGAAGATATGGCCCGCGATCCGTTCGTAGCCATCCGTGGTGCCGGCTCACTGCGCGGCTACTACGACAGCGCGATTGTCATTTTCCGCACAGGCGAGGAATCCAAAGCCCGCAAGGTGCACTTTGAATTGAGGTCCGGCGAGTCGCCAGAACCCATGACCGTAGAACTTGAGAACGGAAGGTTCATCACAGTTTCAGGCAACGCAAGCTCAATCGATAAGCCGATGGCTCGGCAAATGTTGGCAATCCTTAAGGAAGCCTGGGGTTCAGACGAGCCGCTGTCAATGCATCCACAGGCCCGCAAGGACGGGCGGTATGCAGTTTTCAACCTGTCAGAACATTTCAAGGTCAGACCGAAAGAGGTCGAGAAGCTTCTCAATCAATGGATGCTGAACCGCGTGGTTGCCATGCGTCCTAGGGTATCGCGAGGGCGGTCAGCCGGGCTGGAAGTGATCGGGAATATCGACTGATCCGATGCACAGAAGGCACAGAAGGTAGTCGTAAGTATCTGAAATCATTGATGCGCAGAAGTGGCACACAAGCTGCGCAAAAGCACACAAGGAGGGTGTAAGTGTTTGATATCATTTGCGGCACAGAAGCACTGCACAGAAGCATATATATATATATCCCGCGCCTAACGGCGCGTGGGAATATATATCGCCGCCACTGCTCGGTGCTGTGATGGCGAAACCTCAACCAATCATCCATGGCGACACGACCGTACGCCCGATGGCGGACGAACGGTCATGGGCACGAGGACACGGCACCTACATCGCTGGCCGGGCGTACATCGATGGCGCCGATGAGACGGCAAGCGAGATGGAGGCGAAGTGGGGAGCCGACAGGTTGCGGCTGCTCGTTTCGCCCGAGTGGCGGGAGAAGTTCGACCGGCAGCGCTACCTGCTCAACCAGGCGATCTGGCATGGCGAGCTCGAGCAGGTCCGCCGCGAAAGCCAGCGCATGGTCTCGGCCTGGCTCAAGCTGGATGCGCTGGCGACTGAGGCAGGCAAGCAGCCGCTCGCCCCGCAGGTCTGGGAGATCGCGTTAGCCGACGGCAGTGTGGCGGCTATCGTCCCAACCGACGATCACGCTCATGCGGTCATAGGCGAGGGACGGCAGGTCGCAGTCTACACGCTCGAGGAAATCGGGCGGCTGCTGTCGAACTACCCGGACGTGGCCAAGGCGAAGCTGACGTTCCCAGGAGCGACCGTGACCGCCGTGCGACGGTCGGTAGATGATCCGCTGGACGCCATCCACGATACCGACACGCAGCTGGACGATCCGGTTGCGGATATCTGCGCATGACGTGGGGCGCATGACCGGTCTCATCTGGACACGCGAGATCATTTCACTAGGGGCAATCGATGATGGCTAAACGCAAGACCAGAACAATCACAGTCGAGAGCCGGTCGCTAGGACCGACTCCAGAGCGCCTAGCGAAGGCAGAGAACGATTTTACGGTCGGGGACGATAAACAGGGCGGCAAGGTCTACACGTTCACAGACGACGTTCTGGAGCGCGTCAGGAAGCGTCGTATCATCGATGCCCGTCAGTTCGCTGCAATCGATAAATTCCGTCATCACTGGCACCATGGCGGGCTGACACCGACTGTCGGCTCAGTGGATCTGAACCGGATATTCGCGCCGGACCTTGGATCATTCAGCGGCATGGCCAAATCTGAGCGCCAGGTATTCCATCGCCAGCAGTACAGAATCGCAGTGCAGCAAATGGGAATGCGGATATCGAACGTCGTTGAGCGCATCGCTTGCATGGATGAGAAGGTTGAGGATGTTGGGCGGTTGCTGGGTTGGTCGCATCCGTTGCAGGCAAGGGCATCGGCATCGGAGATGCTGATTGCTGGCGGCGACATTCTGGCGGACCTGTGGAAATTGCCTCATGTGTAATTTCGACTCTTGCGCCGTTACCGCAAATCAGTCATGTTTCGCGCATCATCTAAATTTGCGACCGCCCCGAGGTAAATCTCGATGGGCGGTTTTGCTTTTCAGGAATCGGACAGCAACCCACTGCGACGCTCCTTCATCCCCTAAACCCGTGGCTATCTCACGTGGAGCGCAATCCTTTCGGCTTGCTGTCCGAGCTAATCGCATGGGGTGTGTCATGGGCGACGTGGTTAAGCTCCGCGACTACCAGCGCAAGGAACAGCCTATCGATTGCGGCAAGCTGGATTATCCCACTCCGACGCTAACTTGCGAGCGTGTGATCTACTGCTCGTCTCCGATCAAGGACACAGCGCCGAGTGAGTTTTGCGCGCCATTGGATGACCCGGCATGATCCAAATCCCTCTCAGTCAGTCAGGCCCAGCCGATCAATTCGCCAAGGCCGTACAGGACCACATCAACGCTTGCACTGCTCACATGATGGGTAAGCCCGGAGTGCCAGCCCCGCGCGCATCTGAATTGGTTGAGCGAGTGGTTGCGCGTATTCCCTCTGATGGACCGGTCGCAACGCGAGGACCGGACAAGTTTGTTGCGCTGCCGTATGAGATCATCGACGACACCCTAAAGACGCCTGAGCAAGAGCAGGCATTGAGTGTGCTGAGAGAGACGATTAATGGCAATGCTGCGTAGACTATTTAGGCGAGCCGTCCGGTACTACGATATCAGGCGAGTGCAAATCATTTGGAATGACCGGCGCTTTATCGCATTTCGGCGGTTACGGTTGTTTGCTGAATTTGAGCGCGAAAAGGGAGCGGAGCATATGAGGCGAGCGCGTGCGCGCTTTTGGATTCCGGTTGTTTGGTAATGGCTCGCCCGTCTAATTACTCCGTTGAAAAGGCGACAACTATCTGTGACCGGCTTGCTCTAGGTGAGAGCCTTCGGAAGATTTGTGAAGATGACGCAATGCCGGATAAGTCCACGGTGTTGCGCTGGATAGCTGCTCACGATGAGTTCCGCGACCAATACGCGCGCGCGCGCGAAGCTCAGGCCGATTTCTGGGCCGAACAAATCATCGATATCTCTGACGATGGTCAAAACGACACCTACACGGACGATGATGGCAACGAGCGAACAAATCAGGATGTGATTGCTCGCTCTCGTCTGCGTGTTGATACTCGCAAATGGCTTATGGCTCGCATGGCGCCGAAGAAATACGGCGACAAACTCGATATCGACCAGCGCACGACGCACGAAGTCGGCAATTCCGTCGCAGACCTAATGAAGGCAATCGATGGGCGAACCCGCACTAAGTGACGATCTGGTCGCTAAGTGGTCCGACCGTCGTTGGCGCCTCAATAATCTCTACTACATTCAAAACAAGCATGGCGAGGTCGTCCTTTTCGAGCTTAACGAGGCGCAGAGTGCGCTACTAGACGATCTACATTTTCTGAACATCATTCTGAAAGCCCGGCAGATGGGCTTTTCGACGTTCATCCTAATTCTGGCGCTGGATTGTTGCCTGTTCAATAGCAACTTCGCTGCGGGGTTGGTGGCCGATACAATCGACAACGCCAAGGGGTTGCTGAAGCGTATCAAGTTCGCTTACGAGCGCTTGCCTGGCGAGATTAAGTCCGTTGTTCCGATTAAGACGGACAATGCTTACGAAATCGAGTTCGGTAACGAGTCCGGCGTTGAGGTCGGCGTATCGCTCCGATCCGGCACTAAGAACTTCGTGCACATCTCTGAATATGGCAAGATATGCGCCAAGCAGCCAGAGAAGGCCAAGGAGATCAAGTCCGGCACGTTGAACACTATCGCGCCGCGACAGCTTGTATTCATTGAGAGCACTGCTGAGGGGCGTTCAGGCGACTTTTACGACAAGACCCAGCAAGCCCGCTCACTGATCGACGCTGGCAAGACACTAGGCGAGTTGGATTATCGGTTTCACTTCTTTCCGTGGTGGCGAGATGCAACATACCAGGCTAGCGCAGAGCATTTGATCACGGATGAGGATGCAAAGTATTTCGAGGATCTAAGGACCGAGCACGGAATAATCCTCACCAAGCCGCAAATGTGGTGGTACGCGGCAAAGAAGGTCGAGCAGGGCGACGAGATGTGGAAGGAATATCCATCCACGCCTGACGAGGCCTTTAAGGCGGCTAAGGATGGCGCCTACTTCGCCAAGGAAATGCGGGCGCTGCGCCAGCTCAAAAAGATCGGTGTTTTCCCGTTCGTACCCAAGATCGCTGTCGATACGATGTGGGATTTTGGGCTTGGAGATACGCAGACGATCTGGCTGCATCAGCTTGTGGCTGGCGAAGACAGATTCGTTGGCTACTTCGAAGATAGCGGTATGGGCCTAGGCCATTACTTCAATTGGCTGGAGAAGTGGCGAGCACAGCGCAACGCGACATGGGGGCAACATCTAGCGCCTCATGATGTCGATCACCGCCGACAAACTGCAACAAGTGGGAAAGCGGAAACCATCAAGACCATGGCCGCAGGCCTTGGTTACACGTTCACAACGGTTGAGCGGAACCCGGACAAAATCAATTCGATCCAGAGTATCCGATCCAAGTTACCCGGTTGCTGCTTCGATGAAGTCGGTTGCGCGAAAGGCATCATTCATCTTGAGAACTACAGCCGCGATTGGGACGAAAAGCTCGGTGTATGGCGCGCCCACCCGCGACACGACGAGCATAGCCACGGGGCTGATGCATTCATGGTCTTCTCAGATGGTTATGCGCCTCCTGTAACTGGAAACTGGAACTTTCAACCCCGCAAGGTGGCATAGCCCTAGCAAGCGACTGGAGACAACAAGATGTCAGTGGTCTATTCCACCACTCTGAAAAACAACCGCATGCAGTTGGTTGTGGATCTCATCAACGGACTAACGCAGGCGGCATCGACGGGCACTGCTTCCGCCGGGTCGCTCGTGATCGGCACATCTGGATTGTCCGGCGCAACGGGCGTACTCGCCACGCTGGCGTTGGATACGACCCCAGCGACCGTTTCAGGTGGCGTGCTTACGTTGTCGGATACGCCACTGACGGTTACTGCATCGGCCAGTGGCACCGCAGCCAAGGCAGAGTTTCGCAACAACGCCGGCACGGTCATTGTCTCTGGTCTTACGGTTGGAACGTCGGGGGCGGACATCATCGTCGGCACTACCACGTTGACCTCCGGAGGAACGTTCACGATCAGCTCTGGTACGATCACGCACGGCTAATGCCCGTCAAGGCCATCGTGATCCCGCTAGAGACGGGATATCTCCAAGCGGAAGCGAAGGCGAGGGGCGTGTCCAGAACGATGCTGGCAAGGCTCGTGATGGAAAAGGTGATCGAAGATCGGCTTGTTGCTCGGATTGTAGGCGATGCCCCGCTCACAGTTCCTAAACAGCCTCGTTATCGCAGATTCAAGGACTGAGTGAATGGCGCTCGTCCAGCAGAATGGAGGAACCACTAACGGTAGCGCCAGCATTGTAACGTCGCTCGGGTCCGCGACGACGGCTGGCAATACGATCCTGATTTTTGCCAACGGCGCGGGCACTATCACGACTCCGAGCGGCTTCACGTCGCGGAGCCCACAGGTTAACACGCAAGGCCTGTATCTATTCGAAAAGCTGGTAGCGTCCGGTAATTCGAGCGATACGCCGACGCTAACGATGTCGGGCGCGTTCAACGCGACATGGCAGATCGTTGAATATTCCGGCATCACCGCGTTCGACGTTTCGAGCGGCAATAATAGTGGCTACGTAGGCGAAACGTCTGTCACCACGCCGACGCTGACTCCAACCAGCGGGGAGCGACTTCTGGTCGCTTTCGTTGGGCTGCTGAATAGAACAAACACCGGGACATTTGCGGCAGGCGATCCGCAGTCGTGGACAAATTCATTCACGGGTGAGAGATCGGATTCAATAGTTGGGCAGGCTGGAACGGGTCGAGGCAGTATGGTCGGCGGGTGGGCCGACCGATCTGGCGTCACCGGAAACGGTACGACATCCTATTCGACAAACGCATCTTATACAGCTTCTGACACCGCCGCGCCTGCCACGATCATCGCTTCGTACAAGGTTACTGCCGGCGGCGGGGGTGCGACTCTCGCCGTAACTGAAACACCGGACGTTGCCGCAATCAGTGGCAACGCTGGTTCATCGGGTGCATTGGCGTCAGTTGACGCTGCCGATACGGCCTCAATGTCGGGCAATGCCGGAACTGGCGGCGCTCTTGCGGCCACAGAGGCGGGCGATACGGCTTCGCTTTCTGCATCGTTCTTTATTGCAGGAAGTTTAGCTGCGACAGAAGCTGCCGATACGGCGGCTATCGCAGGATCGTTTGCCATTGTTGGCTCGCTTGCCAGCACGGAAGCAAAGGATGTTGCTGCGCTCAATGGCAACGCGGGGGTTTTCGGCGCACTGGCGGCGACGGAGACCCAGGACGTTGCGAGCCTTACCAGCAGTAATGCAGTTACGGGAACACTTGTCGCGACGGAGGCGACAGATACTGCAAGCCTGGCAGGCAATGCCGGGGTGTCCGGTTCTATTTCGGTCACGGAAGCCTCGGACAGCGCCTCGTTCTCTGGCGGCAATTCTATTGTCGGGATACTGACTGCGAACGAAGCGACGGACACGGCGTCTTTTGGCGGGAATGCCGTTGTAGTTGGCGTTTTGGTCGCGACAGAAGCCGCTGACACCTCGTCGATCAGTGCAGATTTTGAGGCTGTCGCTGCTGGTAGCTTAGTCGCTGTCGAAGCGCCGGATATTGCGTCATTCGTTGGGTCTATTACTGGTGGGATATTCATCCCGTCGCCTCGCGTTTGCACCGTGGCGCCTGAACGCAGGAGCGTCTCGGCTATTTACGAACGAAGGATGGTCTCGGCTTTGGGCGAGACGCGGAAATCTTACGCGGGCGAAGATCGTCGCCGGGTGATGGTGAGCTAATGGCATTCATTTACCCATCGGCATGGCCCCCGAAAGACCCTGACGAAAAGCTTGACTACGACCTCGACTGGACTGTTGCGCTCGTCAATGGCGACGCCATCGCGTCGTCATCGTGGACGGTCGAAAGCGGCACGGTTGTTGTCGATAGCGATCAATTTTCGAACACGGCGACCAAGGTTTGGCTTACGGGCGGTGTGGTTGGAGAGCGTTGCGTTCTGACCAACCACGTCGTGACGGCAAGTGCGCGTGAGATGGATCGTTCTGTACCTCTGACGATCAAGGCGAAGTAAATGCCCGAAATGATTGACGACGAAATCTCGCGGGCTGTAACCAGCCTGGTACGGGATGCAGAGTCATATCGCGAGCAGGCCTATCCTGATCGCCAGCGCGCGCAGGAATACTGCGATGGCGTGATGAACGACACGCCGTCCGACGATGGCCGGTCCAAGGTAGTTTCGCGCGACGTGCGCGGCGAGATCAAGAAGGTTCTGCCGTCTATCATCCGCATCATTCTGGGCAACGAAAAGGTTGTCGAATATCAGCCGAACGCGCAGGGCGATGAGGCGCAAGCGGAACAGGCCACCGATTACGTCAACAATCTGATCTTTCCTGAGAGCGAAGGCCCAAACGCTGTTCACGATGCGATCGACGACGCACTGCGGCTGCGCAATGGCATCATCAAGTGGTGGCAGGAAAAGAAAATCGATGTCAAGTATTCGGAGCACACCGGCCTTGACGACATGGCGTTCACACAGCTCGTCGGTGACGACGATGTAGAGGTAATCGCCCACACGGCACGCCTTGAGGAAATGGCCCAGCCTGACGGGACCATGGCGCAAGTCCCGGTGCATGATGTCAAGATCAAGCGCAAGACGGTCTGCTCTCGTCCGAAGCTTGCGGCGGTTGCTCCTGAGAATTTCCTGATCCATCCCGACGCATTGACGATGTTCGACTCGCCCATCATTGGCGAGAACTACCGTGTTCGTCGTTCAGAGCTTGTGGCCATGGGTTATGACCGCAAGAAGGTCGAAGCCCTGCCGATGGCGACCTCGAACTCGACCGAGCAGGACGCTGAGGAGATCACGCGCCGCCGTAATGTCTGGTTGAGGGATGATCCGGCCTCCAAGGCGATGCAGGAAATCGAATATTACGAACTGCTGGTGCGCCTCGACGTGGATGGCGACGGCATTTCGGAATTGCGCCGCATGGTGTTTGCGGGTGGCCTCACTCCTGAATACATGCTCGAAAATGAGCCGTGGGACGAAATCAACTACGCCGATATCGTCTGCGAACGCCGCCCCCATCAATGGGAAGGCAATTCAGTCTTTGACGACACCGACGATATCCAGCGCATCAAGACGGTATTGCTGCGCCAGACGCTCGATAACCTGTACTGGCAGAACAACCCACAACCGATTGTTCAAGAGAACCAAATCGTCAACCCGGAGGCCGTGACCAACCCATCCTTTGGATTGCCCATTCGCGTTAAGTCGGGATTGGATGTGAGAGCGGCTCTCGGCTTCAATGTAGTGCCGTTTGTGGCTGATAAATCCTATCAGATGCTCGCTTACCTCGATGAGGAGAAGCACGACCGCACGGGCATCTCTGACGCTTCCAGCGGTATGGCGCCGGATGCATTGCAGAACATGACGGCCAAGGCGTCGGCCATGGTTGAACAGGCGGGCATCGGCCAGACCGAGTTGATGGTCCGCACGGTTGCCAACAGCCTCAAGCCGGTGTTTCGCGGGCTGTTGAAGCTGATTATCCAGCATCAGGACAAGCCGCGCATGGTGCGGCTGCGCAATCAGTGGGTGGAGTTCGATCCGCGCACCTGGAATGCGGACATGGATTGCACGGTGAATACCGGGCTTGGCGCCGGCACCCGTGAGCGTGACATGATGATGATGCAGTTTGTCGTCACCATGCAGGAGAAACTGCTTACCGCGTTCGGCCCGAACAACCCGTTTGTGAAGCCTGAGCAGGTCTACAACGCTGTGTCGAAGGTGGTGGAGGCGGCGGGGCTTAAATCACCCGATCTGTACTTCACCAAGCCCGATCCGCAGGAAGTGCAGGCGCTGCTGCAAGCTCAGCAGAACAAGCCTTCGCCTGAGCAGGAAAAGACGCAAGGCGCACTGCAGATCGAGCAGGCCAAGGGGCAGGTTCAATTGCAGTTGGCCGACAAGAAGATGCAGGTCGAAAGCAGCAAGGAACAGGCCCAGATGCAGGCCGATCTTGTGGTCAAGCAAGCCGAGCTTGAAAAAGAGACGCGGGCTCGGATGCATGAAGCCACCTTGAAGGCTCAAGGCGATGCCGACAAGTTGCAGCTTGAGCGGGAAAAGATTGCTTCGCATGAGCGGATTGAGGCCGCGAAACTGGCCGCAACCTTGCAGCTTGAACGCGAGAAGATGGATCGGGCGGACGCTAACGCTGAGAAGGACCGCGAGTCCCGTGTTCAGCAGGCGCAGGCCGCATCCATCGGGCGGGCGTTTGAGAAGAATGAAAAAGCGGAGGCCGTTCAATGAACGACGAACGCACCCGTTCCGCACAGTCAATCCTTGCGATCCCGCTGTTCGACGAGTTGATGCAAGAACTTGAAGCGGCGTCCGTCAATTCCGCCGTCTATGCAAAATACGACGATCATGAGGCCCGGCAGGCGCATCTAGCGCAGGTCAAGGCCATTCGTGAGCTGCGTTCCCGTATCGAAGTCCTAGCGAAAGCTGACCAATCGACCGGGCGCAAGCAAGCGCCGGCTTAATCCGGCACCTAGCCAATAGGACAAACCATGGCAACCGAAGCGGCAACCGCCAACTCGGCAGACACTTCGTCTGCCTTGAGCGATAGTGCCAACCTCTCGACCGATATCGACAACCCGGCAAACCTCGACTTCTACGACCCTGCTGACGAAGAAGAAAAGCAGGACAACGAAACAGCCGAGCAGAGCGGGACCGATGACAACGGAGAAACGGGTGAGGGCGAAACCGCCCAAGAGACCGCCGATACCGACGAAGCCAGCGAAAGCGACGACAACACCGAAACTGTGGAATCCGATCAGGATCAACCAGCGGTCAAGGATGATGTTCTCGTTGATGTGCAGGGTGAGAAGCTCCCACTGAGCGAGCTTAAATCCGGCTATATGAAGGATCGGGACTACCGCGTTAAAACCCAGGAACTCGGCAACAAACGCCGCGACCTGGAAGCACTGTCAACCCGCGTCACCAATTCGGTGAACGCAATTGCGGACCTCCTGGTTAAGCAGATACCCCCGGCGCCCGATGCAAGTCTCGCCATGACCGACCCCGCGAAGTACGTCGCGGACAAGGCCATGCATGACGCGATGATGGCGCAAGTGGCATCTGTGATCGAGCAAGCCCAAGCGCCGAAAGAGGCGGTGAACAAGCTAACGGACGAGCAGCGTAAGGAGCATATGGCCTCCGAAAACGCCAAGCTCATCGAAGCATTCCCGCAAGCTGGAAAACCCGAAACTCGCGAAAAGTTCTTCCGAGCCGCAATGAGCGCGGCTAGCGAGGTCGGTTTTACGGCAGAGGAAATTGGGAACGCCCTAGATCACCGCTTTTACAAGCTCGCGCACTTCGCGCAACTTGGCATGGCGGCGGAAAAGGCGAAGGCAAAAGCGGCTCAGAAGGTCGCGAATGTCCCGCCCATGGGCCAGCAGAAGCGACAGGCACCTGTCGCGAGTAAGCAGCGCGCAAATCAGGACGCAATGAGGCGGTTGGCGAAAACCGGATCGATGGCCGACGCGATGGCTATCGATTTTGATTGAACCCATATCCTCATAGGAAACCATCATGACCGCGATTACCAACACTTTCGTTACCTCGAGCGCCAAGGGCAACCGAGAAACGCTGTCCGACGTTGTGTCCCGCATTACGCCGGAAGATACCCCGATCCTGACTGCCATCGGTACGGAGTCCGTCAAGGGCGTCCATCCCGAATGGGAAACCATCGATCTCGCCGCGCCGGCTGCCAACGTGCAGGCTGAAGGCGACGAATATGCGTTCACCGCTTCGACTGCCGCTGCCCGCATGGGGAACTATACCCAGATCATGCGCAAGACCGGCATCGTGTCGCGCACGCAGGACGCCGTGGACAACGCGGGTCGCGCCGAGCAACTGAAGTATCAGAAGCTGATGCGTGGTCGCGAACTCAAAAAGGACGTTGAGTTCTCCATCGTCTCCAACGTGGCGTCGGTCGGCGGTACGTCGCGCGTTTCGGGTGGCCTGCCGTCATGGGCTGTCACTAACGTCTCGCGCGGTGCGACGGGCGCCAATGGCGGCTTCAGCAGCGGTACCGGCCTCACCGTGGCGGCTACTCCGGGAACGCAGCGTGCGTTCACCAAGACGTTGCTAGACGGTGTGATGCAGTCCGGCTTCAACAGCGGCGCCAACTTCAAGACCGTATCGGTCTCGCCTTACGTCAAGTCGGTGTTCGTCACCTTCATGTCGGACTCCAATGTGGCGAGCTTCCGCTATTCGGCTGACAGCGGCAAGGACAACTCCATCGTGTCCAACGCGGACTATTACGAAGGTCCGTTCGGGCGGGTGAAGATCATGCCGAACCGGGTTCAGGCCACTTCTGCGGCTGTTGCGCAGAATGCGTTCCTGATCGACCCGGAAATGCTGTCGTGGGCGTGGCTGCGCAACATCCATTCTGACCCGAACATTGCCAAGACCGGCGATGCCGAGAAGTTCGTGATTCTTGGGGAAGGCTGCTTGAAAGTAAAAAATGAAAAAGGCATCGGCGTAGTCGCGGACCTTTTTGGGTTAACAGCGAGCACCTAACGATTCACATCACGTTGTATGCGTGATACAAAAAAGCGAAGCGGGATCGGATTGGCGTCCTTTCCCGCTTCTAACCATAGCCGCAAACATAGGAGGTTCGCGGATGGCTGCAAAAGCCCTACCAGCACAAGACGTGTTGCTTCAACTGCTTTCGTATAATCCAGAGACAGGCAAGCTATTTTGGAAAGCGCGCGGACCTGAATGGTTCAGCGATGGACGATTGTCGGCCCAAAAGACTGCTGATTGGTGGAATAAGAGGTTCGCTTACAAAGAGGCATTTACGGCCAGAGAGGCGTCCGGGTATGCTTCTGGTGGAATTTTCGGCGTCATACATAAGGGCCATCGGGTTATTTGGGTAATGACGCATGGAAAAATCAAAGGTGAGATCGACCATATCAATGGCGATAGGTCTGATAATCGCCTTTGCAACCTTCGAGATGTGAGCCGCGTCGTGAATTGCCATAACCGGGCGTTAAACACCAATAACGCCTCGAAGATTTCTGGCGTGTTTTTTCACAGCGCTACCCAAAAATGGGTTGCCAAAATTGGGATCGGCATGAGTTCAGTGCATCTTGGGGTATTCGACAGCTTCAACGAAGCCGTAGCCGCTCGCAAAGCCGCTGAGCGTGAATACGGTTTCCATCCGAACCACGGACGCGCCGCTTAACTACTGTCCGCATCTTTCAACAACGAGGGTCGCCATAGTGGCGGCCCTTTTCTTTTGGAGGACCTATGGCTGAGAAAAATCAGAACATGATCGACGTGGAAATCCTGCGAGATTTCTGGGATGCGGACGGCGTTCGCCATCCTGCGGGGACCATCGTATCGATTCCGGTCGAAGCGGCGATGGACGGAGCGGAAAACGGCTCACTGCGCCGAGCACGCAAAGCCAATGATTAAAGACGGCGACTTCCGTCTGATCGACTGGGATCCTCAGTCCGGTCGGACGGTTTGGGCGATGTTCGACGGTGAGAAAACCGTCGTTCGCACTGACTATCCCGTTGATGCGACGGTTTCCGCTAACGCCGCTATTCGGAACGAGGCCGGCAAGGCGTGGAAAGGCGACTGGAATCGCGTCGCCTCGATCCCGCTCAATATCTACTACGACCAGCTTCATGCTGCCGAGCAGCAGAACGACAAGGCTTATGTTGATCGCTGGCTGAATGACAGCAACAACCGGGCATGGCGCACGACCGAGGGGAAAGTCTGATGCCGGCACTTGCCGATTACACCGATCTGCGCATTGCCGTAGGTGATCAGGTTAACAATCGGTCTTTGTCGGACGTGATGTCGCGCTTGGTACAGCAGGCGGAAGGCCACCTTAACCGCAAGCTGCGTTGCCGCCAGCAGATCACGTCGGATACGTTGATCTTTGTCGATGGCTCGGCGGATTTGCCGTCCGACTTTCTCGAAATGATCAGCGTGTTCGATGCTCAAGGTTGTCAGATGCACGCAGGTTCGTTGGCGCGAACGAACCTGACCGGCTCGCAGTATTCCTGGTACGCCATAGACGGCTCCAGCGTGCTCATTAAGGGGCTTTCGGGCCAACGGGACGTTCGGTACTTCGCGGCCCTGCCGTCGCTCACAGTGGCGCCCACGGCCACCAATTGGCTATTGGCTGGCTATCCCGAAGTTTACCTCTATGCGGTCTCGCTTGAGGCCACAAAATTCATGCGCGATGCAGAGCAAACTTTGGCGATGCAGCAGCTATTGCAAGGCGCGATCGACGATCTCAAGGTTGATGACGACCGGGCGCGCTGGAGCAATACGGTTGTTCGCGTGCAGGGAATTACGCCATGAGCCTGCTTAGCATTGCCCAGACTGTTGCGGCGAACGTCGGGATTGAAGCGCCTCTAAGCGTTCTGTCCAATACCGACCCGAGCGCCGTCAAAATGACGGTGTTTTCGCAAGCGACCGGCGATGAACTGGCGCGGCGTGTGGACTGGGCGCCGCTTCGCAAGACGGTGACGCTGATCGGAACGGGGGCTAATGCCGATTTGGCATTGCCTTCCGATTTCCTGCGCTTGATTTCGGGCCTGTCGGTTCGAACGGCAGCCGGGAATCCGATCCGAACAGGGCTGTCGTCGGATGAATGGAACACGCTAAGCGCAGTTTCCGGGACGCCACGCTATGCAAGACTGAACGGCGGTTCACTGTCGCTCTATCCGTATCTCGCCTACGCCGACACTGTGACCGTGACGTATCAGAGCAATGCTTGGGCACCAACTGGCAACAAATGGGCCAATGATGGCGACGTTCCGTTGGTCCCAGAGGCACTTGTGACGCAGGGCACGATCTGGCGTTGGCGTCGGCAGTTGGGGCAGGACTTCCAGGATTATCTAGCCGAGTACGAGGCGATGATTTCGGACTATGCCAGGTTCGATGACGGGATTCGCTCATGATCCGGGCCGGACGCTCCGCTGCACGTCAAACCGCGCAAGTCCCTGCAAACTACAAGCCGTTCACCATCCCGGCGCCGACGCTCGGCATCATTGCCAATACGAACCCGGCAACACCGCCACAAGGTGGTGCCTTCATCCTTGAGAATTTCATTCCGAGGGCAACCGACGCACTGTTGCGGCGTGGCTCGCAGCTTTACCAGATCGTGTCTGACGGTGTTGAGGCCGTTGTCGCACTGTTCACCTACAAGAACGGCAACAACGAGAAGATGTTTGCCTCGACGGAAACAGGTATCTTCGACGTTACGACGGCGACGACGCAGGTCTATTTCACCGATGGCTTGGGGAACGAGTTTAAAACCGACACCGGCGATAAACTGATCCCTTCCATCACCCGCGCTCCCGCAGTTGTCAGTTCATTGACAGGCGGCGAATGGTCCGTGGTGCAATTCGCAACGTCGGGCGGGGTGTTCCTGCGTTGCGTGAATGGTGTCGATACGCCTCAAGTTTTTGACGGGACGACGTGGGCCACAACCCCCGCCATAACCGGCATTACCGATCCCACGAAGCTTTCTTATACCTGGCAGCATCAGCAGCGGCTGTTCTTCATTGAGAAGGATAGCCTGAGCGCATGGTATCTGCCTGCTGCGTCGATTGGCGGCGCGGCGGTTGAACTGCCGCTAGGTGGCGTGTTCAGTCTGGGCGGATCGCTCCTGTTCGGTTCAACGTGGTCGCTTGAGACGGGCGCGGGCGGGCTTCAGGAGCAGTGCGTATTCGTCACGACGGAAGGCGAGGTTGCAGTTTTTCAGGGGACCGACCCCAGCACCGCTGCGACATGGAGCAAGGTCGGCATCTACCGCATTGGCAAGCCGCTGGGGCCGAATGCTCACTTCCGGGCGGGCGGTGATATCGTCATCGCAACGGATATCGGTCTTATCCCGCTGTCACAGGCATTGCAGAAGGATTTCTCCGTGCTGTCGCCGTCTGCTGTGTCGGCGCAGATCGAGACCATCTGGAATTCGGAAGTGTCGGCCCGGTTCGGGGAGAACTGGCATTGCTCGGTGTGGTCGGCAAACCAGATCGCGATCATCAACCCTCCTGCCGTGAACAATCTCCCTCCGGTTTTGTACGTGGCCAATCTTCGTACAGGAGCATGGGGCAAGTTCACTGGCTGGAACAGCAAGTGCATGGTGGTTTTCCAGAACCGGCTGTTCTTCGGTTCGACGGCCTCCCAGGTGATCGAAGCCAACGTGACGGGATCCGATCAGGGCGCGCCGTACACCGGGACATATGTGCCGCTGTTCAATGATTTCGGCGCACCGACGACCAAGACAACCGGGATGGCGCGGACAATTCTGCAATCCTTCGCGCCGCTGAATGAACGGCTGTCGATGCACAGGGAGTTCAACGTCAATCTTCCGGCTGTTCCTGCTGGCTCGGTTGCGCCGTCATCGAACGTTTGGGACGGCGGTACGTGGGGTTCTTCACTCTGGGGGCAAACGCTCACGAAGGCCACCTATGGCAACTGGCATTCAACTCCGAACACCGGAAATGCACTGGCGCCTGCATTGCAGGTGACGAGCGGCAGCATCGTGCCGCTTGATGTAACCATTCTGCGGACTGACGTGACCTATACGACCGGCGATCTGGTGACGTGAATCTATTATGGGCCGGGGATAGCAATCCCGATGTCAATGACGCTCTCGCGACGTGGTGCGCGCGTGAAATTGGTTTACCGCGCCCGTTCGAACGACCTTACACGACCATGGGCGTGTTTGATGGTTCTGATCTGCTCGCGGTGATCCTCTGGAATAACTATCAGCCGGAAGCAGGCGTTATCGAGTTTCACGGCGCATCGGTAAGCAGGAGATGGCTTAACCGGCAGTCTCTCACGGCGATGTTTCGTTATCCCTTCGCAGAGGTCGGTTGTCAGATGATCGTCACGCGCAATTCAGAGCGCAACGAATCGCTGCATCGAATGCTGACATCATACGGGTTTACGCGCTTTCACATTCCCAGACTGCGGGGGCGTGACGAGGGCGAAACGATCTGGACGCTGACTGACGATCAGTGGCGTTCCAGCAAATTCTATAAGGATTGATCCATGGGCAAACCATCCGCTCCTGCACCCCCGGACCCGAAGCAGACTTCTGCCGCCCAGACCGGCACTAGCGTTGCGACTGCCATTGCAAATTCCAATTTGCAGAACGTCAATCAGGTCACGCCCAACGGCAACCTGACGTTCAACCAGTCCGGCACCACTAAATTCACCGACCCATATACCGGGCAGAGCTACGATATCCCCTCATTCACGGCGACGCAGACGCTTTCGCCGGATCAGCAGAAGCTCTACGACCTCAACAACCAGACGCAGCAGAATCTTGGACAAATCGGCGTCGATCAGTCGGCCAAGATCGGAAGCTTGCTCGGAACAAACGTCGATCTGAACAACGACGCGGTTGAAGGTCGCTTGATGGATCTCGGGTCCAAGCGGCTCGACCCGATGTTCGCTCGGCAAGCCGACGCCTTGGCAACGCAACTAGCCAATCAAGGTATTCAGCCCGGATCGGCAGCGTGGAAAGCCCAGATGGATCAATTCCAGCAGGGCAAGAATGATGCGTACAATCAATTACTGCTTAACGGTCGCGGCCAGTCGGTGCAGGAGATTCTGACCGAGCGCAACCAGCCGCTCAACGAGATTTCCGCATTGATGTCGGGTTCGCAGGTATCGCAGCCGAACTTCATCAACAAGCAGATGCCCACCATCCCCACCACGGACACAGCAGGTATCATTAATTCGAACTACCAGCAGCAGTTCCAGAATTATCAAACCGAGAGTGCCAATCGCAACGCGCTGCTTGGCGGTCTGTTCGGGCTCGGTGCGGCTGGCGTTTACAAATTCTCGGATCGACGGCTCAAGAAAAATATCAAGAAAATCGGCAAGACCAACGACGGCCAAAATCTCTACAAATACGAATACAAGGGCAGCGATGAGCCGCAGATCGGCTTGATGGCAGGCGAAGTCGAGAAAAAGCACCCCGATGCCGTCGTTACCACGCCGAGCGGTTTCAAGGCTGTCAATTACGACAAGGCACTTGGTTTGATGGGAGCTGCCTAAGATGGCTTTGAGCTTTGCCTTCGATCCGTCCAAAGGCGAGACGCCGCAAACCATCGCGCAGCGTCGGCAGATGTCGAACCTGATCGCCGCGAGGATGCTTGGCACGGCGCCCAAGAACGTCGGGGAAGGCTTGAACGCCATCGGGCAGGCCCTTATTGCGCGATCGATGATGGGTGATGCAGACGCCGCACAAAAGGCGGGCGAGGCGTCACTGCCTGCTTTTCTTCAGCCCGGAGCATCGCCACAGGCAAGCATCGCGTCTGCGATTTCAGGCCAGCCTATTGCGAGTGGAGCTGCAACTCCGGCAGGTAACACGACAATCCCGGCTGGAACGATCGATCCGCGCCTGAAGGATGCCATCAGCAACGTTGCGTCGGTAAACCCTGACGTTGATCCGGCTTACATGAGCCGGCTGGCGTTGGTGGAGAATGGAGGCAAGGTTGAGGGTGGAAGCCCACTCTCGAGCGCGCAAGGTCCATTCCAGTTCCTAAAGGGGACGGCGCAGCAATACGGATTGACCAATCCGAACGATCCGACTGCCAGTGCGGATGCAGCGGCGCGGTTTACGCTCGATAACAAGGCGGCGTTAACGCAGGCACTTGGCCGTGAGCCGACGCCCGGCGAACTCTATCTTGCCCACCAGCAGGGCGCGAGCGGCGCAACTAAACTGTTGGCGAATCCGAACGCCCCTGTTGAAAGCGTGATCGGTGCGCAAGCGGCCCGCAACAACGGCGCGACGCCAGGCATGACAGCGGGGCAATTCGCGAACAAGTGGACCGGAAAATTCAACGATATTGTTCAGACGGTAGACCCCAGCCAGAAGAACATTATCGACGCACAGGCTGACATGCCTGTTGCTAGTCCTACGGCGGTCGCTGGTGCGGTCCCCGCAGATACGGGCGATGGCAGCGACGCTGCTCTCCCGCCGAATGCCCAGCCCGCGCAAGGCGCTCTGCCTACTGCTCAAGCCGTACAGGCCGCAGCGCAGCCGCAGAACCGCTTTCTATTCAAGAATGCCAGCGACGAGGATCTGCAAAAGGCACTGCTCAACCCGTTTACGCCGGAGAATTTCCGAACCGCCTTGACGCAGGAATACAAGATGCGAGCGGAGGCGGCGCAGAAAACTACAAGCGCGCCTTATCACGATGCTGACGGCAATCTTGTTCAGAAGGATCCATTCGGGAAAGTCACGGTTCTTAATCCAGCCGATAAAGCCCCGACTTCTGTTCTGGAATACAAATATTATCGCGACAACTTCCAGCCGTCTCCTGATCAGAAATCCCCGATGGACTATGCTACGTGGTCAACGGCTAAGGCGCGTGCTGGGGCGATGACCGTCAATAACAACATCGGCGGCGGTTCGGACAAACAAGTGTTCGATACGTTTGCCGAGAATACAAAGGAGGCGCGCGCGGCTGCAACCGGTCTCGTCGCGCTACGCAATGCACGGCAGGCCCTACAGGGACCGGGCGGGGCCATTACCGGATTTGGCGCCGATGAACGCCTGACCCTGCAAAAGCTAGGTGCCGCCGTCGGCGTGACAGACCCCAGCGCAATCCAGAACACAGAAACATTCCGTGCTGCCATCGCTCCGCAGGTCGCAGCTATGCTGAAATCGACGGTTGGCACCAACCAGATTTCGAACTCGGATCGTGAGTTTGCGGAGAAGGCAGCGGGCGGATCGATCAAGCTCGATGCAGGCTCGATCAATCGCCTGCTTGGCATCATGGAGAACGCCGGTACTGCTCGCCTGAAACTGCATCAGCAGCAGCTCGACGCGGTTTATCCCGATCCCGAAAAGAACAAGCGGGAGCGCGCGCTGTTTAGCGTAACCGTTCCTGACGCTCCATCTGCACGGCAACCGGCAGCTACACAGCAGCCAGCAATTCCGCAGCCGGGGGCAATACAGGGCGGCTATCGCTTTAGGGGCGGTGATCCTTCGAAACGCGAGAATTGGGAGCCTGTCACCTGATGGCCGGTCCATGGGAAGCATATCAGCCGGTTGCGCAACCTGTTTCTGATGGGCCTTGGGCAGCTTATGCTGCCGCTGCTCCGCAGACTGCGCCTCAACAGCCCTATAGCGGCACGATCCTGCCACTAAGCAAGGACGCGCAGGGGAATATCGCTTTTGACAGCAACGCGGGCGTTGTCGGGATGGTTAAGCGTGCCATTTCTGGCATTGGCAGCGCCGTTGCGCTACCGGGCGATGTTTACACGGGTAAAACGTCCGTTATCGGGCCGGACGGCCATACCAACCCGGAAGTTATCAGCCGATCAGCAGAATTGGCGTCGCTGATGACGCCAATTAACCCTGCCGTCAGGGCGGGAGACCGAGCTATCCCAGGTGTCGCTAAGACACTTGTCCGGGAAGAACCGAAGGTGCCGACGACTGAACAATTGGCGGCGGCAGGTAAAGCTGATATTACTGCGGCGCGCAATTCCGGCCTCGAAGTCACGGCTGACTCTCTGGCGAATTGGAGTCGGCAAGCGCAGCAGGACTTGTTCGAGAAGGGTATTCATCCGGTCGATGCGCCAGCTACCTACGCAAAGCTCAAAGAACTCGAAGGCGCGCCTCCCGGCGCGTTCGTCACTGCATCCAATCTCCAATCGCTCCGTGAATCCCTCGGCCATACAGCTCAAAACTTCAACCCGAACGCGGCGAAAGATCAGTTGGCTGCTTCTCGATCTATTGGAGGGCTTGATAAGCTCCTTCCATCGATCGATGAGGCGGGCGTTGTGGCTGGATCCCCTGCCGCCACGCAAAAGCTATTCGAAACCGGTCGAGGCAACTACGCAGCCGCGATGCGATCAAACGACCTCACGGGCGTCCTTGATCGAGCTAACACCGGTATCCTCGAGCGTGCGGAAGCTAGAGCACAAGCCGCAAATTCCGGTCGAAATATTGACAACACGATCCGGCAGAAAATCGCCTCGCTCCTAGAGAAGCCGAAGGAAGTTTCCGGCTATTCCGATGCCGAGATTGCCGCGCTGAATGACAGCATGGGCGGTAGCAAGGCTCGCAACATCGCCCGCTATATCGGTAACGTTGCTGGCGGCGGCGGCGGTGTAGGGCAGACGGCCGTTGGCGGTTTGGGCGCTGGTATTGGCGCAACGTTCGGCGGGCCGCTTGGGGCTGTCGTCGGTGCAAGTATCCCAATCACGACGGGCGCCGGGGCCAAGACCATCGCCAACATTCTCGCAAAGCGTAGCCTGGGCAAGGTCGATGAGTTGGTCCGCAAGCGATCACCCCTGTATCAGGAACGCCTCGCCAACTCACCGTTGATTGCTTCGGGACTTCCAGCGCGCGAGGCCATCATTCGGATGCTTCTGCAAAGCCAGCAGCCTCAACAGTAAAGCCAACCGCCCCGACCTTCCAAGGCCCCTTAACCGGGGCCTTTTTCTTTGGAGAACGCCAAAGTGCCAGACGACAGCAGCGGCAATTTCAGTCTCGTGTCCGGCTATCTAGCCGTCACAGGACAGACGATCCAGCCTAGCCAGCATAATCCCCCTTTGGAGGATCTTGCTGCGGCTATGACTAATCGCCTGTCGCGGTCTGGCGTGGCCCCAATGACTGGGCCGATCAGGACGATCACGGGGTCTGCGTCGCAGCCTGCAATTTCACCGAATAACAATCCGGCTATTGGCATTTATTGGACGGACACGGGCGTTGCTTTCGCAGGGACCGTCGCAGGCACGCGATATATTGGCGAGTTGATCCCGTACACCATGCTCAACCCTGAGCCGGGAACGGTTTTCCCCGTCGGTCAGTCGCTTCTACGCGCATCCTATCCCGCGCTTTGGGCAAAAGCTCAAACCGAAATTGCCGCAGGTAACGCCTGGTACAACAACGGCGACGGCTCGACCACGTTCGGTATTGGCGACATGCGCGGCTGCACGATTGCGGCCAAGGACAACATGGGTGGCACCGCCGCCGGTCGCCTCTCAACCTATTTCAGCGGCGGAACATCAACTCAGCTTGGATCGAGAGCTGGGTCGCAAAATTCGCTGCTCGCCTTGGCGAATCTTCCGAATTATTCGCCAACCTTCACGGGCACCCAAGGCGTTGTGAGCGTCCAATCAACCCGAGGCGATATTGGGTTTGGCAGCGACCCGATTTCCGCAAGCGGAGGGAGCATTCCTAAAACAAGCGGTTCCGGTTTTATGGGCTCGTCAGGTCTGTTTACCCCGGCTGGCTCTGTTTCATCCATCAACGGCGGGCAGACGCAAACCGCCTTCGCCAACGTCCAACCCACCATCATCTGCAATTTCCTACTCTACACGGGAGCCTGACGCATGGCCGATATCCGAGTTAAAGACCTAACCGAGGCCAGCGTTCCCGGCGCTGATTATTATCTCCTGACTGACAGTGCGACCGATGGTGTCAAAAAGGTCAAGACGACGAACGTCATTGCGAAGGCTGACATTGGCTTAGGCAATGTGGATAACACCAGTGATTTGAACAAGCCGATTTCGACGGCGACACAGACAGCGCTCAACCTCAAAGCTGATGAAGCAGATCTAATTTCGCATGAAAGTGATACGGCGAACCCTCATGCTGTTACGAAATTGCAAGTCGGTCTCGGCAACGTAGACAACACGTCCGATGCAACCAAGAACGCTGCTGTCGTGACGCTTACGAATAAAACGATCAGCGGCGCGAACAACACCCTGACGGTACGCGAGGCCGATCTATCCACTAGCGACGTGACGACTGGTAACGTCTCGACGACAAAGCATGGCTTCGCACCGAAATTGCCTAACGACGCAACAAAGTATCTTGATGGCACAGGCATTTATTCCGTGCCAGCAGGCGGGGGCGGGAGCCTGAGCGCCGATGAGACGACTTACTGGAAGGACCAAGCCGCACTTTTGGACCCTGCGGCCTACGTCTATTGGGCTGGCGCGAATTGGTCGGTCACGGTCCCGGCAGGCGAAACGTGGTACGTCGTCAATGCTTGGATGACCACTCTGAACGCAAGCTCCACTTGGTTTCAGAGAAAACTGTCCTTAGTAGATGCCTTCCCGCTTAACGCTGGCACAGTGATCGCGGCAAACGGGACCGCTGGAGCGTTCCTGTATGTGTGCCGTCCTGCATTGGTCACAGGGAATACAGAATACGCGAGCGATCCAAAAGGGCTCTACTACGCCAGGCTTGCTGCTCTGCGTGGCAAAACGCTGTCGTCTGTCTCAGCAACCATCACGGCGGGGACGGCTGCAAACACGAACGTTACAACCGCATTCCCAACCGATTTCGAGGACGCGATTGCAGCGCATGTGTCTGTCAACGATGCTGCATGGTGTGCGCTTGTCAACGCTATTGGCGGCGGCGGGCTCAATACTGTCGATGAAATTTCTGATGTTCACCAAAATCGTGTAACCGGCAAATTGCTGGTTCCGTTCTCCCGCTCGAAATTCCCATCCATCCGTACCACGTCAGCGAACGTAAGCGGCAATGGCACCGACACATCCTTGGCGGGGCAGGCCGTTCTTGGCTACTACAAGCTTCCATCAAACTGGCGTACTACGCCGCTCCGGGCGTATCGTAGCGCCGTTCTGGCAGACTCTCCCGTCATCTACTATCCGTTTGATGAAAGCTCTGGCACCACCGTCAACGACTTGGGTTCGGCGGCATTAAATGCCACTTACGGCGGAACATGCGCGCTAGGTGCAAGCGGCGTAACTGGCGATGGCGACCCATCCATTCAGTTGACTGACTCCACCGCGAGAGTGGCGATCCCGAACAGCACGAATTTCGACTTTGGAAGTGGCGATTTTACACTCGAAACGTGGGTCTGGTTTAACACGCTGCCGGCGCCATCGGCGGTCTACAATCCGACCGTCGTGAACGCTTGGCAGACTGCCGCCGTTTCCAATCAAGCGTTCATGTTGGCGGTCTATAACGGCAAGCTCGCGTTGCTTGTTGGTCATACAGACGCGACGATGACGAGCGTAAATAGCACGATCTCTGTTTCCACCGGGACGTTCTATCATGTTATCGCAGGGCGGCAGGGCGGGAGCCTATTTATCCGCGTAGTCGGCAAAGAGACACGACAGACGACCGCTGTGACGAAGGCGTTGAAAAGCAGAAGTACCGATCCGGTGTGGCTTGGGAACACTTACAACGGCACCACCTACCAAAATCGAGTAGACGGGCGAGTTGACGAGTTCGCGCTTTACAATGCGGCACTATCGGACGTCCGCGCCGACGCGCATCATGCAGCGGCGCTTGGTTGGGCCTAATTATTCCGCTTGAAGATATACTCTGCGCATCTGGTCCCGAGAATCCCGTGGCCGGATTGCGTATGGTGAGAACCGATAAGCGAGAACCCGTCGCCAACCATGGCGGTAACTTCGGCAGGCGTGGCACTTTCGTAAGGGTAACCGCCCAGCCAATCCTTGACACCAACGCGCCAGTCCATGCCGCGTTCTTTATCGGCCTTCGCGTCAACCGCCTTTAGCGCAATGGCAAAGCCGCGAAATGCATAGTCAAGGCCAGTTTGCACGAAACGCGGCAACAGGGTGTAAATGCGCTTTTCGACCTTCCAGAAACCGCAGAGCGGCGTTTTGAGGTAGATCGAAATGATGAAAATGCCGCCAGGCACAACGAGAGCCTTCGCATTATCGATAGCTGCGGCCATGTTGCCTGTGTGGTGCAGGACGCCCCACGAATAGACCACATCGAAGGTGCCGCTCAGCTTTGTGTTCAAGATATCGTCTTGGAAGGAATTAAGTTGAACGCCTGTTCGTTGCGCCATCCGTTGCGTGGCTCGGACAGAACCTTCGTAATAGTCGGTCGCTGTAACCGAGAATCCGAGTTTTGCGGCTGCAACAGAGTGCATCCCGCTCCCGCATCCTATGTCGAGGAACGTTTTGCCCTCTGGTCTAAACCCGGCGGGGATGAGTTCTGAAAGTGCATGCTTAGAGGCGGCTAGGTCGTCATCGGTCGCGCGCTGTGCGTACTCGTCCCACTGCTCGCCAAAGTCATAACGAACGCTGTCAGTCATAATTCCCACCCCTGATTGCAGGGCTCACCTACCACACCCCAAAGGATCATCCAATGCCCAACACTGCAACAGCGGTGCGCGAACCCGCGTCCATTCGCTACAAGAACCCCGGCGCTATGTGGGGAAGCGCGCTTGCGATCAAGTGGGGCGCCGAAAAGCAGCCGGTCACGCTGAACGACGGCAAAGGGCAGGGCAACAATATCGCGGTGTTCCCGACCTACGTTCAGGGAATCTGCGCTCAACTGGATCTGTGGCGGTCATCGAAGAACTACCGCAACAAGCGGTTTGCCGACGCCATTGCGATCTGGTCGGGACACAACAACGTCGCGTCTTACGTCGCTTTCTGCAAGGCGCGCGTGCCGGGCCTGACTGAATCCACGATCATGGACGATGCATTCTGGCGCTCGCCATCCGGCATTGCGTTCCTCAAGGCGCAGGCATGGCACGAGGCTGGCAAGCCGTATCCGGCACCTGACGCGGACTGGATCGAAGCGCAGCGGCGGGTGTTCGGCAAAGCCACCAAAGCCACCAAGACCGCAACCGCTGTCGTCGTTGCTACCACGACGGCTTCGACCGTCGCGGCTCAGACTGGCGTGCCGTGGGCGGTCATCAACGGCGCCGTGGTCGCTGTTGCAGTGGTTGCATTCTTCATCTGGAAATCGAGGTCTAAATAATGGGGCCGTTTATCCGCATCGGACTGCGATATCTTGGCGGCTATCTCGCCGCGCGGGGCTTCCTGGCCCAGACCGACACCGACCTGTTCGACGACCCCGATTTGGTTGCGGCTATCAGCTATGGCGGGGCCATGCTGTGCGCACTGGCGAGTGAAGGCTATTATTGGATGGCCCGAAAATTCGGGTGGGCGAAGTGATTACCGCAATTCTGGCCTTCTTTCAGGCGCTCCCGTCGCTCGTCAATGGCTTTGAGGCGTTCACCAAAGCGCACTATGACGCCAAGGTCCGCATCACGACAGCCCGCATCGGCGGCGACGTTGATGTTGCAAAAGCGTTGGTGGCTGGCGTTCAAACTGAAGGACAGACGCGCGTTGAGTTCTTGAAGGCCGTCTCGCAGAGTAAGTTTCTGATGTGCCTTGTCGGGGGCTTTGCGATTCCGTGGATTGCCTACGAATGGAAAGTGGTCCTTTGGGACAACATCCTGTGCTTCCAGATCTACGGCGTCTACGGGTTCACGCCGACGATCAAAGGGATTGTCGGTGAGTGGGCCGGGCTCATCATCGGCGGCATTTTCGGCACCGGCTCCGTGATGGCGGTCGGTCAGATGTTTTTCAATCGTCGAGATCGATAGAAGCGGCCCGATCAGTCGCGCGAACGGCTGACCGGGCCTAACCAGTGCAAAGCGTGAACTAAGCACCGGCTGGAAGTCATCAAGGCACGCCAGCAGTCACTATGAAGTTAATGGGAATGCTGGAATGGTCGTGGACTACACCATAACAATCGGAAATTTGATCGAGATCGCAAGCATCGTCGGTGGCGGCGTTCTGGTGCTCATAACCCTGCGAAACACGGTGACGAATTTGCAAACCGATGTTGGCGACATGAAAAAAGAGATCAAGAAGGTGGGCGACGTTCTTGTCCAGATGGCCGTCACCAGCACCCGCCTTGATAACGTCGAGCAGGACATTCGCGACCTGAAACACGGTCGGGGCTTCATTCAGGCTCGCAAGGTCGTCGGTATCGACGGCGAATACCCCTAGATCCACAGCATTGCGAGAAGTCCAATAAAAACGGGCATTTCTTCGATTTTCATGGTACAGTTCGGCATTCATTCAGCAGCGAACAACCATGAACAAGGGCGGACTTCCGATGTATGATGAGCATGGGACTTTCGATGAATCCACGGCGACCGAAGAAGAACTTTGCGAGGAATTGTCTGCCCAAATAATTGACACATGGACAGGGCCACATTCGATGCACCGCGTTCGGGGCAACAACAAACTGATTATGAAAGCGCTCCTGCGGACATTAGCCTTCGGTCTTGCCGAGGCTTATGGAACCGATGAACATATTTGGACATACTTGGTCTTTGAACTTCCTGCGGCGCTTAAGCGTGAACGGGGAGTTATAGCCGACCTCGACGCCGGAGAACGGCCCCCACTCCTGAACTAACGCCCATCCATCACATCACGAGGTCTGATGAAACGCGCACTTATCGCGGCGCTGGCGTGCGCCATGTTGTCTGTACCGGCTGAGGCGAGGCCGAAACATCGTCAGCACGGAGTCGGACAGATCGTCGGTCATCCGGCAGGCTGTCCGGCTCGAGCGTTCTGCGGCTGCGGTGCTGCGGTCAGGGTGTTTGGCCGGCCAATCCGCGACCTTTGGCTGGCGCGCAACTGGTTTCGGTTTCCTCGAGCAAATCCGGCGCCGGGAATGGTGGCTGTGAGGCGGCACCATGTTTTCGTACTCGAGCACCACATCGGCGGCTCTACCTGGTTGGCCTATGACGCCAACTCAGGCGGGCGGCGAACCCGTATTCACCCCAGATCGATCGCGGGCTTTCAGATCGTCAACCCGCATGGATCGAGGCTCGCGCTGCAATGATGAACCGTCGCGGCCTTCTCCTGCTCGTATTCATCTATGTGGCCTTTGGGTTGCTGTGCTGGTTTAGCGGGCCTGCAAAGGCTGCTGAGGGGCCGTCCGAACCGGCGATGACTTACACCTGCGAGGACATCCGGCGCGCTGTGGCGCTGTTTGAGAGTCGAGAAGCTGCCATTCGAGCGGCAAGGGCGGCAGGCGCTACAGATCAGCAGATTGAGCAGGCGAGGCGATGCCTGGATAATGGTGCGAGCGTCGGGAGTTGAACCCGAAAGACATGGATTTTAAGTCCTGCCGTGTTTCCACTTCACCACGCTCGCGAATTGGTAGGCCCGGCAGGATTCGAACCCGCAACCAATCGCTTATATGGCGACTGCTCTACCGTTGAGCTACAAGCCTATGGAGTGCTTGGAAGGACTCGAACCATCAACCGTCGAATTAGAAATTCGATGCTCTATCCAATTGAGCTACAAGCACGTTGAGTGCTGCTATCTGGATAAGAGAGGTATGGTGCCAACGGGCTGGAATCGAACCGCCGTCTGAACTTTACAAGAGAACTGTTCTGCCACTGAACTACGTCGGCGCATGGTCATGCTCCGGTCGTTCGTGTTGTCGTGTGCAGGGTGTTCGCGTTCATGCAAATCAACTAGCACATGCCCAAGACAAATGGAATCCCTTTGAATGCTTGAACCACGACTAATCCCCGGTTTCATCGTGTCAGTGGCGCTGCTGATCTTTGCCGGTATCGGCATCATCTGCGTCGCGGTCGGTGTCGCGAAATAATTCGGCCTGCTCTAGGCCGTCCGAAGCCCAATGGGGCAAACCTCCCACAGACTTGGCCGCGTGTCCTTCAGTGGATACGCGGTCTTTTTGTTTGTTGGGGGATTCTGTTTTGAGGTGATTTGGGGTAGGGTGATTGCAGGCATGGTACCTCGTGCCGGAACTAAACGTCAGCCCCAATCGCGGTAGGACGCTTTTGGGGCTGTATGCACCAGTTTCGCCAGCAATGGCACAGAGTTTCGGGTGACGTGAAGCGGTCTAATCGTATGCGACGGCAAATCCTTACGTCATGAGAACATGGCCGTCACCCGATCCTAATCTTGCGGCGGCGTGGAAGGACACGCGCTCTCGTTCGCACTGGCACCGCAGGCCTCGGCTTCCGCAGATGCGATGGTTCGCCCAGCCGGTATCAAGCCCGGCCCGCAAGATCACTTCTCCCAAGCCTTCCTGAAGGCGTCCTTGGCTTCCTCGAACGTCCCCTCAAATCCATTAGCAACTCGCTTTGGATCGTTGACGGTGACGTTCCAGTACCAGCGCTGTTGACCGTTCAGACCGACGCCAAGCCTGATGCGACCTATCTTCTCGCCATCTTCATATACGCAGTAGTCACCCTCTGCTGTTTCACCGCCTATGACTGTATGGCGAAGGGTGAGGGTCATTCGGCTGTTCTGTTTTTGCCTTCCATACGACGGTGAAGGGCTTCTGCCTCTTCCATTGAAAGCGGCCTTTTCGGGCGCGTAGCGTAGACGAATTTGCGTCGCAGCAATTCTTCTTCTGCGCGCAATTCATCCGCAAACGTTCGCTCTTTATCGCTCATTTCTCATCCCTCAATTTAAGCCCCATGTCGTCGCATACGCGGGTGAAGTCGCGAACCTGCCGCTTCGTTGGCTTAATCGGTCTCCCTGTTTTTGGATGAAATCCAGCAATCAATTCCCCGGTTCTCGGGTCAATCCCTATTCGCGCCCCCGCAACCCCCTCCTTAGGTATGAAATTTTTTACATCTCCCGGCCACCCACCCCTCGCAACCGATAGCCGGGGAATGTTCTTGCCGGTGAGGGTGGTGATGCGTTTCATGGCTCGTGAAATTCTTTCAGTTTTCGCCAAACAAATCTCCAGCCAAATATAGGCCGAACCTGACGATCAGAAAACAAACATAGAGCCCATGGAGGACGTATCGTTAGTTGGCCTACCGGGGATCGCATGATGACGCCGCCTAGCGTTGAACGCCATATTCCCCAGCGTCTGAAAGTGTTCATCATCTCATCTCCATCCTAGACTGGATCGGTTGGGGCGTCAGGTAGGGGCATCCAGTGGATCGGCTCAACGGGGCCGTGATAGATGTCGTACCACTGACGATCCGCTATCTCGGACTCGTACCAACCCTGAATGACGCACCATTCGTCATCCTCATCTCGGAACGATAGAAGGACTGGTCTCCCATCCTTCGGCGCAGTTTGTATCGGCTGCCATTTACCCATCACTCCCTCCCTTGACCGGAAGGAGGGGTGGGGTTTGCCAGTTCCAGCAAAACGTCAGCATGGCAAGGCTGATCGAGCGGGCACCAGCAGGCGAGGTTCTTGCCTCGCAGATTTGGTAGTTGATCCCTAACCCAGCCACGGATTGTGACCAAGGAAACGTCTGCTGAATGGCATGTTGAGGACTGCGACATTTCTAGAGTGGACATCGCTCCGTTCATAAGCCGCTGGTAGCGATCCATAGCTCCGCTGCGTCCATAGACTTGTACGGGGAAAGGGTTCCCGAGCCAGCCTGGGCGCCCGACGTAGACCGTGTTCGCCGGCATCTTCCAGCCCTTGGTGCGCTTGCGCTGGATGCGGATAGGTGTCTCGCTCATCGCACCGCCCTCGAACGGAGGGGAAACAAGCCTGTGTCAATTCTGTGCCACAAATGCCCAATGTTCTCGACTCGTTCATGCAAAATCGAGCATGAACCAGCAAGATCATTTGCGCTACTTCCTTCGGAAAACATTGGTTTTTCTCCCATTTGGTCAAACGACGAGCGGCCCTCGGCAGGGGCGTATATAACTTTCAAGAAGTGCCCGTCTTACGCTGCTTTCTTGAATTCTCTTTGCGGCCCTGTGTCACTGGTGTGCCAGAAATCAGATTGGTCAAAGTCGGATCGTCGCTGGCGTGTCCGTAGGTTTGGAACACATGCTTCGGTGTTTTCCACCCGCCAAGCTTGGCGACCGTCACAGGGTCAATGCCAGCCTGTAGGAGCGCGGTTGCGAAGCCGTGGCGACAACTATGGAACGGCAGCATATCGCCCTTGGCGCGCCTCGCTGCGGCCCTCCATGCGTTAAGGCCGGATGACCGGCTGACGTATCGGAAAACTGAGCGGCCCTTCTCGCGCGGGATATTGGCGATTGCGACTACAAGCGGCTCAGGAAGATGCGCTAGACGTTCAGCGCCGATCTTCGTCTGGCGGATCAAAACAGTCCTCGCCTCCAGGTCCACGTCGGACCATTGCACGGCCAAGGCCTCGGAAATGCGTGCGCCGGTCAGGAACATGAATAGCGCCAGCCCGGCAAGGTGAGGCGGCGAAACCTCCATGAATGCCTTGACCCACTCCAGCGTTGCAGGCTTCTTGACCTTTGTTTCGACCTTGAAGCGCTTAACCCGGATTGGGGGGCAAAGCTCTGCCTCAGCGGCATGATTGATGATGGCCTGTGTGGGAACGATTACCTGTCGGTTCCGCGTCGCCCCCGTCGTCCCGGGATAAAGCTCAATGGCCGATTGGCGGATTGCGCCTGCGGTAATGTCCTTGACCAGAGTATCCTTCCAATAGTCCTCCACGCGGTCTAGGAAGCGCGTAGGCTTGCCCGCAGCGCGATAGAGCATCGCAGCTTGGGCGAACGTCAGGACCGCTCCCGGTCCATCGAAACGACGTTTCCAGGCCCTTGCTTCGATTTCGGCGGCGGCCCGGGCCGCATCTTCTTTTTTCGTAGCGCCTGTAGAGCCGCGTAGTCGCCGTCCGGCAACCGTCCCCCGGTAGTGCCAAACTTCGCCGCGCTGGTATATTTTGAGGGGCATGGCCGTGTTGACTCCATGATGACCGCGACGTCGGCCTCGGTGAGGACCATACGTTTACCCATTACGAGGCAAGCGCCAAGGGATCTTGCTGTCTCGCGCACACGTCTTTCGGGCCAGCCCATGCGCTCGGCAAGCTCCGCTGGCGTGATGACAATCGGTAGGATTGCAGTTCTACTCATTTCCCCTCCTGCCCCTCTATCTTGGGCGGAGGGGGTAGGGGCTGCCAACGTGTGGGATCTGCGCCGAAGCAGAAGTGCGACGGCGTGATTTCCCATCGACCCGGCGTCCGCTTCATGTCGCGCCAATAGACGGCCGCAGGTATATTGTCGGGCCAGTAAGGCCAAACAAGAATCTTCGTCCCATCCTTCGGCGCGGTCGAAATATCTTGCCACATGGCCGATAGCGCTGCTTCTAGTGCGGCGCGCATGCAATCGACTGGCGGCGCAAAAGGTGCATTATCAACTGAGTTATAAGCATCGAGCGCAGCGTCGATCATTTCGTCACTAACCTGCATCTACTTCTCCCCCTCGGCTGGCTGTGCGGCGTCTTTCAAATACTCGGCGATACACTCGGTCTCGATGTTGCTATCCGCTTGGCGTGCTAGATCGACGACAACACGCAGATCGCTCGCCGGCACCACAACCATTCCTTCCGCAGCAAGGGCGGTGAGGACGGCTTTCATTTGTCGCGCCAATTCGTCTACGCAACACCCTCCAGTGCCGCCCAACTGACAGCATCGGGCCTCTCCATGAATCACCTCATCGCCAAACTGCTCGGCGCACAGCGCCCTTGCACCAACCTCTATCGCTCGTGGTGAGATCATGGCTTGTCGTGCTCCTTTACGAAATCGCGGGCGGCTGTAATGCCAAGCGGCGTTGTGTCTGACGACTTGGCTGTCGCAGGCGTCGAACTTCAAGATGATTTGCTTCATCACCTCGACCGCCTTAGCCAATGCGCTTTCTAAGTGGTCGGCGCGGGCCTCTGCGGATCCACGCAGCTCAGCTTCCTCGAACAGAGATTGCCGCCAAGTCTTACCGTCTGGCGCAAAACTGCTTGCCTTCAGCCTCGCGATCTCAGCTTCCTGCGCTTCGATGCGTGCGGCGGCTTTCGCAAAAAGTGGCGATTGCAGGAAGCAATCCTCGACACTTTCGTGATCGACAGCCTTGAGTTGCTTCACCAGATCATCGCTCATCTCTCTACTCCCCAGCCAGCGCGGCGCGGCCTAAGTCGGTGAGAAACCACCCAATTGGTGCTTCGGCTCGCCAGAAAATCCATCCGCGCTTTATCAATCGATCTGCCCGCGCACCGCTAGATATCTCGGTTCGCGGATTATCTCTGATACGTTTCATCGTAGCGATTTCTAGCCGCGCTTCCGTCAGCTTCATTTCGCGCCCTCACGTATTGCTGCGCGACCGGCCTGCCATGCCAGCCATAAATCGGCCTTCAACCAACTAGGCAAATGAGTGAAGCGGTGATCGGAATCAGCAAACGTCTCGACATACCACTTGTTGAATTCACGGCGATCAGTCAGCTTCACTTCTGGCCTCCATTGCTGCGGATCGCGGCGGCTGCGTACCTCATCCCGTTGCTCTCTGAGGTCGGATGCTCGCGACAACACACATCCACCCAAGGCGCAGCATTTCCAAACGAGACATTCGCCAGTGTGTTTTTACCTCGGGGTTGAGGTCTTCGACGTGCAGAAACCCGGCCTCGTATTTCATAAGCGGCCCGGTTTGATGCCAGAAAAGCGTCATTTCAATCTCCTTTGGTTGATGGTCATAAGTCGGCGCTCCACTGCTTCGCGTGGGCAATAGATCAGTAGATGGTCCCAGCATCGAGGATCATCTGGTTGGTCGAGGGTTGCCGCCATAAGGTCTGCGGCATCCATCAACTTCATTTCGATCTCTCGGCTGTATTTGCCTGGCGTCGCCGCCGCGCACTTCTCCCGTTCGTCCGCACGGATCGCGGCTTCATCAGGCAGCGGATAGGCTGAAAGGATGGCGTTGGCATCAAGAAGTGCGTCCTTCCACATCAACTGATATGCGCCCTTCTCTGTGCCGTCGTTTTTAAAGTCAGGCACACCACGTCGCGACAGAAGCTGTCTAGCAATCCCTTCCGCCACGGTCTTGTCGGTGGTGCGGGTGTTCATGAGCGCTCTCCGAAAACCACACCGCAACCGATGCAGAGAGCAAGAACAATCAATCCTCCGAAGAAGATGTTTTCTTGCGCTACTGGTGAGGCATGAATTGTAATGGAAACGGCAGCAATGGTCCCGATGACAGCCATCGAACCGACGACTATCGCGAGCAAAAGCTGACCCATAAATTTAATAAATCGCATCACGGCCTCCGTTGTCGGCGCGCGAGATACAAATTCACTCGGGCGCGGCGGATACATTCGTCATAAGTCCATCGTCCGATTTCAAGACACCATCTACGACCGACACCGGAGCGTGTTGCTCTGTCGTACCGGATCGCAATGGCATACTCGCGCCACATGTGAGCTTGAAAAAGCCGTCCGTGGAACGTCATGCCGCGCGCTGGCCGATTGACGACTAATCCGCGCGAGATCGGTGGCGGCATTCGCAAGAGCATTTCGGTGACCGCTACAGCGTCACACCGCTCCCATGACTCATCGCCCCATGCACCAAGGCTCATGACTTCACCTCGGCATCACGGCCTCCGTTGATAAGTGCGAGGACTTCGTCCAGTGCCTGACGCGACACCTTCACCATCACACCGTCTTGGTCGCATTGTTCTTGATGATTGATGAGGTTATCGATTGCTGGCTGTGCACGCTTCACCGCCTCAACATCGACTGCTTGCTGCGCTGGCGCTGGCGTGGAGAGGGCGGCGTCGGCAAGCTGACGTAGCGCAGCACATGCTGCGTTTAGCCAAGCATGATCTGGATACGACGTTTGAAGTTCGCGGATGCATTCGGCAATTGTCGCCTTCCGCAGCGCCTCGTTGCCGGATGGGGCTGGGGTGGGGTGGACTAACGCCGAACGGATACGCTGTTCGTAATCGGCTTGCGCTGCGGCTTTGGCGAGTTCGATTGTGTCGGCGTCACAAATATAAGAGCCGCCACAAGTCACAGCACGTATGGCTCGCCAGCTTTTGCCAAGATGTTCAACCTCGTATTGGCAACCTGTGTCATGGTGCGTTCCATCAGCACAGGCAAGCCACTCCAGCGGCTTCACGCGCACCTCGCCACCGGACTGCGCAGCGTGACGGAGGGCTGACGAGATCATTTCCCGCTCGCGTACAAAGTTCTCGTCAAACTCCATATAGCCGGAGGCCAGCGCCTTTGCCGTCCCAGCGTCAAATTCATCCGCGAGCGCCAACAGTTCTTCATTACTTGCAGTCATGATTCATAACTCCGTAGCGGCTCGGGCGCGTAATGCAGATCGATCCCACTCAATCAATGGCGTGTCGTACCCAAGCATCAGTGGGTGGAGTGGGTCGCCGCTTTTGGATAGGCCAAGAATGCGAACCGGCTTTCCAAAGCCCTCGATAACGTCCATTGCCCAATCAAATTTGGAGCGCATCTGCTTGGGAATCTTACCTCGACTCCCCCAGCACGGAACAATGATGTCGGCCTCGAAACCAATCTTAAGTAGGTGCGCAAAATTTTCCGGCCCTATAGGATCAGCCGCACGCGCAAGCTCAGCCACATTCGTCGCTCTATAAGCAAAGACGTTCCCGACGATGAAATGTTTTCCACCCCATCTGGAAACAAAACCACGCCACTTCCGCACGGTAGCGTCATCGTTAGATGCATCTGCGGTTGAGGGGTTGACGCCGACGAATGCGTATGTCGGTCCACTATTCGAAACGACCCTGTCGAGGCGATACCGATAATTCCCACATGCGGAGATTACCGCTTCCTTCTCGCAGCGCTCAGCCAGCGCATTCAAGTCAGATGAGTCAGTCATTTCGCCACCTCGTTGCTCGGTCATGATGCGGCCTCGCCCGACTGTTCGATGCACCATTCTGCAAGGCAATCCTCGCAAAGAGCCTCACCATCATCGTTGAACGCTATGGCGGATTCTTTGCAACCGCGCGCCTCACACGTTTGATTGCCGCTCCCGTCGCATTCTTCGCATTTCCCGGCGTCCCAAACGTCCGGATCATTGCCGCCGTATTTAGACTTGAAAATGTGCCCCTCGCCCTGACACTTTGCGCAAGTAAGAATCATGCTCATGACTTCGCCACCTCGTTGCTCGTGCCTGCCAGTTCTCGATAGTGGGAGAGGGCGGCGCGGGCTTTGCGTTCGCATTCGCCTTTTATTGTGAAACCACCGTGTTCCCGCAGGACCTCCTCCAACGCTTCAACCAATTCGCTGATCGCTGGACAGGTGTTGACTGCGGTTATCTTCCCGATCCCGCCGCAAACTTCGCAAGTTGGGCCTTCATAGTCACCATACTCATTGGCATCATTGCAGTTTGGGCACTTTTCATCGCAGCGCTCAGCCAGGGATATGAGTAGTGATGATTGGGTCATGCCGCTGCTTTCGAAACGTTGGCCGGATTGTTCGCGTGAAAAACCGCCGTCCAGAAACCGACTGGCGACGCGCTGATGCGGTCTACGACGGGGCGGAAGCGGGTAGAGAGATATCCCGCCTCTCCGTGCTTTGCGCAGATATTCCCGGTAAGTGGTCGGATAATCTCATTGAGCCAGACGAGCGTGCCGATCCCGGCATAACCGCCGACCTTGCGGATTGTGTAAATGCCCCCCTTGCTCAATCCGTCCAAGTCGCCGATTATTTTCCATGGCACGGATCCATTCGGGCATGGAGAGTCGTCCACACACACCACTTTCTGCCCAACCCTAAACATTGGCTCTCCCCATTTCCTGCAAAACGATCTCGTTGTCTGCGAGCCAGTCGGGTTCGCTGGTGTTGTCCTGTTCGATCCGCTCGGCTCTCATCGGGAGGTCGAACGCAACTATGGTGCGGGCGATGACTTCGCGGAGCTTCATTTCTCGCACCTCACTGATAAGCCCATCTTCTGCGATTGCTTCTGCTTCACCGAGCAGGGCAGAGACGGCTAGTAGTTGCTGAAGCGTGGGTGATTGGGTCATGACGCATCCTCGATTTGCGCGAGCAGATCGTCGATTGCTTCTTGCTCAGTTGCCCCGCGACCGATGGGGCAAGTCGAAAAGAACCCGTCCTCGTCGCAGTCAGCGTCGTAAGTGCTGTCATCGACAGCCGACCAATCCATGTTGCAAACCGGGATCGGCGGATATTCGAAGCTGGTACGAACCTTGATGCCGTTGATGAGGTGCAGGGCCATCTACGCAGCCCTCGCAAAGGCATTCGCTGCGACGGAGCCGCAATGAAGCTCAACCCAGTTGAATTGCGTCCACGACAGAGGCTCGCCATTGTCGGCAAGCTCGGTCATGATCGTATTGAAGGCTTCCTGACTGCGATCCTCGTCAACGCCATCGTGGATATGACGGACGTAGCAAACGGTGTGGCCGTCACCCATGGCCTCGCGAACGAGGTCGAGCGCGTCTGACCAGTTGTGGTTCGGATCCACAATCGCTTCACGACCGGGCTTGCCGTAGTCGATCATAACGATGAACAGTTCGGGATTGTTTAGCATGACAGTTCTCCCGTCCGGTTCAGGCGGCGCGTTGAATGTCGGCGGCGGATGCACAGCGGCGGATCGCTTCCCAGCCCTCGTGCGCGTCATAGCGGCCAATAAAAGAGCCGTCCGGCGCGAACCATGAATGGCGATAGTCGTTTGACGACTTGTCGTCCCGTTTGTGGGTGATGCCGAGGATTGCGAGAGCTTCGGTGAGGCTGTTCTGGTTCGACATATCCCATCACTCCGGTGCGTCGTTGATGGGAGAAATGTTGCCAGATCGGCAACGTATCGTCAATAGAAATGTTGCCAGAAAGGCAACAAACATTCTAGACGAAGAAAAACCCGCGTTTTCAGCGGGTTGCGTCCTCTAAGTGAGTCGGCGGCAGAGCTTATTGGGTCTGTCGCTCGATAAACCCGATCAATCCGCCCGAATTTCCGAAGCTGGCGGCTGCTTGCAGGTTGGCCCGGTTCTCGTCCAGCTTCATCCGACACTGGACATAGGCTGGAGAGCCTTTTGGGACTCCGTAGGAGAGGCACTGAGTGTCGTCTTGAGCGATCCGCTGCTCGGAGGTAACGCAGCCGGTGAGCAGGGAAAGGGCTACACCAGCGAAAAACGTCCATTTCATAGCCAAAACCTCGCTAACTGGCCTTATTAATCATTCGCCGGACGATATCTGCCGCCATCTGCCGCTGCTCGTTGTTTGCGCCGTCAATGATGGCATCCAGACTAGGTGTACCTGGCGGGAACAGCAGTTCACTAGGGTGCATATTAAGCGCGTCGGCAAATTCCTGGATCTTCTCGGGATCAAGCCGCTTCTGCTCGGTATAGCGCTTCCACACTGTCTCGCGTCCCACGTTGAGCAGGCCGGCCATAGCCTCATCCGAGACCCCAAGCCGCTCCATATGCTCCTTGATATAAAAGCGGAGCCGGGCACCTTTGCGCGTTCGCGTTACCATGCCGGAAACTATAGCCCCGCAGGGGTTATCCCGTCGTTTGCCAAGTTGGCAACAAAACTATTGACGGCACGTTGCCGTTCTGGCAACATGACGGAATGGAAAGCATTCACCCCCTTCGTCTTTACCGGGAATCTCAACATCCCGAGCTGTCTGAAACCGGCTTGGCACGTCAACTCGGCGTAGCTCGCTCCACGGTCCATCGCTGGGAGAAGGGCAAGCGGAAGATCGATTCCAATTTACTCCCGATGGTTTCCGAAAAGACGGGCATCCCTCCGCACGAATTGCGACCCGACCTGATTGAG